TTACCGGGACTGACCCGGCGCCGGCTGGAAGAGCAAGCGCTGTTTTTGTCGTAGTTGTGCCAGAGTCATGATGACTTGTGAAGCCTGTGTGGTAAGATTCGTTTAATTGCGGACGCTGAATCAGCATCCTTTCGTTGGCTTGTTGCCATAGTGAGGTGCTGTACGGCTTACGTGATGCAATACTCCTCCTTGCTGGAAGACCTGCGCCGATATCTGGAGCGCGGCTTTACAGAAGAGAGCGACCCCACCGTCTACGACCAGTTGCCGAGACTTGTTGCTCTTGGCGAGCGTCGTTGTGCCACCGAGCTGAAGGTTCAAGGATTTCAGCGCACGGTCTCAACGCCTCTTCAGGTTGGGGTCTCGACCCTGCTGAAACCAGACCGCTGGCGCGACACGATCAGCATGTCTGTCGCTGGGTCGCCCATCTTTGCCCGGTCCTACGAGTACGTGAAGAACTACTGGCCAGACTCCGCAGTCACAGGCCCGGTTGAGTTCTATACCGACTACGACTACCAGCACTGGCTGATTGCGCCGACGCCGGCCACGGTTCAGACCCTTGAGGTCTTGTACTACGAGCTGCCACAACCTCTTGACGATGCGAACCAGCAGAACTGGCTGACGAACTACGCGCCAAATCTGCTGCTGTACGCATGCCTACTGGAAGCCACTCCTTTCCTTAAAAACGACGAGCGCATCGCAACATGGCAGTCCATGTACGACCGTTTCGCACAAGCAACCAGCGGTCAGGATCTACAGAAGATTCTCGACCGGACAGCAGTGAGGATTGAAGCATGACGGAGTGGACGGATCAGTTCGGCGGGGCCAACATATATCCGAGCGAAATCACGTACAGCGAGATCACTCTTGCTGCCAACGTAACGCTGAATTGGCCGACAGAGGCATCTGCTTCGTCTAACTTCGTTACTAGCGTGATCGATGTCAACGCCACTGGCGTAGGTTGTGTCATCACAATGCCGGCGGCAAATGCGGCGGCACCCGGCATTACTGTGCTGTTCAACAACATCGGCGCGAACACGTTTACGGTGAGAAATGCTGGCGGCACGCAGATCATCAGCTCAACCAGTGGTACGGTGTGGCAAGCGTATCTCGCTGACAACTCGACAACGGCCGGCACATGGAGGTCGTTCCAGTACGGCGCATCGGTGTCTGCGGCTCAGGCATCCGGCTTGGCTGGTACTGGCCTGATCGCAATCGGCGCAGCTCTGTCGCAGACGATGCCGGTATCGAATTTGTTGGTCAATTACACTGCTGGGAATCCTGACATTGGCGTCGTGCAGAACTGGACCGGAAGCGGCACCGGCACACTGACGCTGCCAGATCCGTCTGTGGTGTACACCAGCTGGTTCATCGTTGCGAAGAACAGCGGCGGTGGCGCGCTTACAGTTACTCCAGGCGGCACCGCAACAATCGATGGGTCTTCCACGCTGTCGCTGCAGCCATACGAGTCGTGCATCATCATTCAGGACGGCGCTGATTTCTACACAATCGGCTTGGGACAGTCTGGCACGTTTGCGTTTGACTACACGACGATTAGTGTCGCGGGGTCTGGCACGTACACCTTGAGCGGGAGCGAACTCAACCGGATTGCGTACAATTTTACAGGCGTGCTCACCGGCAACAAGATTGTTCAGGTGCCGGCCACGATTCAGCAGTATTGGATCACCAACTCGACCACTGGTGCGTACACACTGACGGTCAAGCTGTCTGGCTCGACCGGAATTGTGATCAATCAAGGCTCTCGCGGCATCTACTACTCCAACGGTTCTGATGTGGTCAACGCAGACACGGGAGGCCTCTCCATCCCACTAAGTATTGCGAGCGGCGGCACCGGAGCTACAACGGCGTCTGCAGCTCGTACAAACCTTGGCGGTACATCTGTGGGTGTTGCGCTGTTCACTGCTGTGGACGCGCAGGCTGCACTGGCTGCACTTAGTCCCATTTCCGGCGGGACATTCTGATGGCGGTGTCAACCACACTGATTGGCTCGCAACCCGGCATAAAGCGGGACGGCACCAGTTTTGATGGCGAACACTACATCGACGGTCAATGGGTCAGGTTTCAGCGTGGAAAGCCTCGCAAGATGTGGGGTTTCCGATCCATCAGCAAATTCCTGCAGGAAATTTCCAGAGGAATTACTTGTTGGGCCGAGAATCACTACCAGTATTGCCTGAGCGGATCGGAAAACTACCTTGAGTCGTTTTCTGTAGACAATGGCGGTAACGCATCCATCATAACCGACAGGACGCCGGGTGCGTACGCTGCTGGCACGCTCACGCTCACTGGTGGCGGCTCTGGGTCAGTGAACACGGTGACCGTCAACGGCGTCACAGTAACATCCGGCGCTGTCGCGTATGTGACAAGCCTCAGCGCAACCGCCACGGCCGTTGCTGCCAACATCACAGCGCACACATCAAGCCCGAACTACACGGCTACTGCTGTTGGCGCGATCATCACCATCACCGCCACTGTCATGGACATGGTAACGAACGGATACGTTGTTGCTGCGACCACGACCACGATCACAACATCTGCCACGCCGATGGCTGGTGGTGGAACTCCTCTGGATGTCTCGCCCCTGAATATGTGGATGTTCGACTACCAGTATTCGCCGAGCGATGTGAAAAACTACGTGATCGCGCACGTTGGGCAGAATCTGGAATGCAGCTATGCCGACACGGGTGGACAGATTTTCTACGGCGAGGCTGTCAGCTCTGACAAGCTGGTGGAGATAGCACTCCCAGCCAACATGAATGCAACGGGTGGGATCGTGGTTCTGCATCCATACCTTGTTTACTACGGCAGCAACGGAATGATCGGCTGGAGTGTCCCGGGGGATCCAACAGATCTCAGCGGCTCTGGCTCTGGTCAGGCTCGACCATGGAGCCAGAAGTTTATCAAAGGGCTTCCGCTTCGTGCCGGTGGTGGCAATTCTCCTGCAGGAATCTTCTGGGCGTATGACGCAGTAATTCGCATGTCGTATGTCGGCGGGACTCCAGTGTTCAGCTTTGACGTATTGATGACCGCAAGCTCCATCATGTCGGCCAATTGCGTGATCGACTACGACGGAGTGTTCTACTGGTGCGCAGTTGATAGGTTCCTGATGTTCAACGGTGTCGTCAGAGAGATTGAGAACAATCTCAACATCAACTACTTCCTTGACAACATTCAACAAAACAGCCGCGAAAAAGTATTCGCATTCAAAGTGCCGCGTTTCGGCGAGATCTGGTGGTGCTATCCGCGTGGCGATGCAGAGGAGTGTACGCACGCGATCATCTACAACGTGCGCGAGAACACTTGGTACGACACTGAGCTGCCGAATTCCGGCCGGTCTGCGGGTATCTACAACTCGGAGCTGCTGTCACCAGTCCTGACTGGCGTTGACCAAACGGTAGACGGCTACAAAGTCTGGCTGCACGAAAGAGGGCTCGACGAGATTGATGGCCAAGACATCAATGCCATCAACTCGTATTACACCACATCAGATATGTCGCTGCCGGCCACGCAGAGTGTGGATGCGCGTCTGCGAATCACTACAGTTGAGCCAGACTTTGTGCAGGCCGGGCCGATGACGCTGGTCGTCAGTGGGCGCGCAAACGCAAGGGCACCAGAGCAGGAAACGGCAGTGGTGACGTATCCAGAAAATGCACTCCAGACATACGAGCAAGTCGTGATGCTAAAGGCCCAGTACCGGCTTATGAATCTGACTTTCGGCAGCAATGCGCCGGGCGGCGATTATCAGGCCGGGCAGATCATTGCACACATCGACACAGGGGATCACACCAAACTGTCATGATTTCAATGACTCGACCAACAGGAATGACTTTGCAGCAATGGGCTGATCGGGTCGTGCTCGATCTCGATGCATACGGTCCGCTGCAGAAACTGAAAGACACCAACTGGCAGAGATGGGCTGTGCAGCTGCCAGCCATTATCAGTTTGGGATACATAGCAATTCCAAATCCATACCAGTTCACCGACTGGAAACTGTGGGCAGAATACGTATGCGGGGAGCTCGCGTGATGTACGACGATATTAACTTGCCAGAATCAGTGATGCGGCCCGGCCACAACCGTGTTGCGCTGACGATCCATGCGTTTGATCCAGATAAGGGTCAGCTGGACAACTACCTGCGCTACAAGAATGGCGGGATGCACAGCGCGGCAGAGAAGGTGCGCAAGGCTGGACGCCGCGACGACACGATTCTCCTGCATGTGAACGAGGAAGAATTCAAACAGCTCCGCGATCAGTGGGGCGATCCGATCATCAACCCTGACACTGGTCTGCCTGAGTACGGCTTCCTGAAGAGCCTGAAGAAAATTCTGAAGGTGGTTGCGCCGATTGCGCTCGGCTTTATGGTGCCGGGGATTGGTGCAGCCATTGCAAAAGCCGGCTTCATGGGCATGTCTCAAGCAACCGCCACCGCGCTAACCGGAGCGGCCCTTGGTGGCGCTACTGGCGGCAAGAAAGGCGCTCTCACAGGGCTTATTGGTGGGTTTGCATCAGTCCCCGGTGGGGCTCAGTCTGTGGGGTCAAAAATCCCGATGCTGGGCAAAGCAAGTGCGGCCACTCAGACCATGGCCGGCAGGGCCGCTTTGGGTGCTGCCAGCGGTTATGCTACCGGCCAAGACCCGCTCAAGGCGGCGCTCGGATCTGCAATGATCGGCAGCTTCGCCGACAAGGCCGCTGGCTCAAACTTCGTGCAAAACCGCTTGGCCAACTCGCCGCTTCTGCAGCAGGGCGCTCTGGGCGCATTGCGTGGTGCTGAGGTGGCAGGGATGACTGCCGGAGATCCGATCAAGGGCGCAGGCGTTGGAGCATTGATGGGTGCCGGTCAGGCAGCCCTTGAGAAATTCAAGAACCCCGCAGAAGCCTCTACTGGCTCGCCTACGCCACAACAGGCCAGCGGTGAGCCAGAGACAAACATCTGGACAGGGGAGAAGGTGCCAAGCGCTACAGGCCCGGTTACATCGAACCTGACTGGCTCGCCGGGCATGGCCGCCGCCTCAACCTCGCTGCTGTCTCAGGTCGCGCAGTATCAAACCAAGGCCGAGGCGGTAGCAGCTGCAGCCCAGACCTTTGGTGCCAACCCTGACACCCGGCCGGTGTACGACGCCCTGACCAATTTCACGATGTGCGACACCGCACAGAATTTCGGTGCCTGTCTCGCGCAGAACTGGGATAAGTTCAATGCATCGGTTGCACAGCATGCCCCAAGGCTCGGAGCGCCTCCAGCAGCGCCCACAGCCCCAACGCTGGCCGGTATCCCTACACCACAAGCAGCCCCTCCGCTGAAGATGGCTACAGGCGGTCTGGCAGCGTTACAGCACCTTGCGGTTGGTGGGCCGGGCGACGGACAGGACGATGAAGTGCCTGCAGTGCTGGAAGATGGCGACTTCATCATCACGGCGGACGTTGTAAGCGCTCTGGGGTCTGGATCCACCGAGGGCGGCTTCAGGGCTCTCACCCAGATGGTTCACGATTTGACGGGCGGTGAGATTCAGCCTGAGACCGGCGGCGAGGTCAACGCGCTGCTTTCCAATGGTGAGTTCAGGATTCCCCGGGCGGCTGTTCAGGCAATCGGCGGCGGGTCGATCAATACTGGAGCGAAGAAGCTCCGACAGTTGATGAAAGGCGCTCGCAAGTCTTACCGCTCAGTCAGTCACGACAAAATACCGCCCAAGGCTAAATCGCCTTTGGCCTACATGAGGACAGCATAATGGCCGGTCTTTTTGAAGGCGGCGTGACGAGCGCGCCAAGCTCGTCCACCACAACAGCCAACCAAACTCCCCAGTGGTATCAGGATCTGTCTTACGAGCAGATGATGAAGGCCAGAGCGGTCGCTAGTCGGCCGTATGAGACATACGCTTTGCCTACAGTGGCTGAAGCTACCCCGGATCAGCAGGCCGCGTATCAAGGCGTCAGGCAGAATGTTGGCGCATGGCAGCCGTCTTATAATGTGGCGATGAAAGGATTCCAGTCGCTGGGCGGCGCCGACCCGGGAGTACAGAGCGGCATAGGCTATATGCAAGCCGCCGCCGGGTACAATCCGATGCTCAGTCAGCAGCCGTATCTCGACTCGGCAGTGGGTCGAATTAACGAAGGCCAGCAAGGTGCCGCAGCGTCTTTGGCCGAAGATCA